AGCGTAGAACTTGATTTTATAAACATCGTTCCGGTATCTTTCGCAGGCGATCTCGATGTGAATATGCTGCTTACCAAAACTGAAGGTAGAGAAATTCTTGGTTATGGCCCGACACTTATGCCTGCAATCAAAGAAGAGCAGATACAGACCGAAGCAGAAGCAGAAGTTCAAGCAGAAGAGGAACTGCCAAAAAATATTTTAGCTAAAATTAAAAACTTACTCGGATGGCGCAATTCATAAAGGCATTGGAAGTTGTGCGAGGTGGTTACATCCGCATTACTCCGACAGATACACAGTTCGACCCGAATCTGTTGGCACCATTCGTTGACAATGCAGAGAGGCGATATGTTCGTAATCTTATCGGTGCTGCTTTCTTCGATGAACTGAAAGCCAATAGGACAGTAAATACTATCAACTACAATCCTGCATTCGGTGCTATTGAACCTGCCTTCACAGATACAGACCTTGAAAATCTGTTCCTGGATGGTAAGCTCTTTGACTTGCTTGGTTTTGCAGTCCTGGAAGAGTCACTCAGCTTTGCGCATTTCAAAATCACATCGGCAGGTGTACAGGTTACACAGGCAAATTTTGCTACTGCTGCAACAGGTAACGATATGCGCTACTTAAAAGATACGTTAAAAGATAAGATTCAGTTTTTACAACAAGAAGTTATTACGTATCTTTGTGATAACAGTTCGTTGTATGTTCCTTTCGATTTTGAACCCGAAGGAAAATGCCAATGCTGTAAACCTAAAAGTAAAAATATTTCAACATTTCCAATAATATACTAATGATGAATAAGCAATTTGCAGAATTACAAGTTTACCAACTCGGAGGTGGTATCGCCTTTGGATTGCCGGGTACTACAACTCCGTTCCTGGCACTTCCAAGCGGACAAGCAACAATCAAACCTTGGGGTACAAGTGGTTTCTTATTTGAGAATATTCTCACAGGCGATGTTATTGCTTTTGTAGCTGAATACGATGATGTGCTTGATAGTTCAGATGCTCCTTATGGTGTTGATCAGTCTGCTGTATTTACTGCCTTAGCTGCTTTTTTTTTTGATGTAGCAGGCGGAGGCTCTCAGGACTTAGCAAGCGTTTTATCAGTTGGCAATTCCGCAGATGATGGAATTATAGACTTGGATTACTTAGACTTTGACACAGCAGCAGCGCATACAGTTGCTGAGGGTGAATTGGCGTGGAATAACACTTTAGGCACTTTAAATTTAGGTCTGAAAGGTGGAAGTACAATATCTAATTTGGGTCAGCATTTACATACGAGGGTAGTAAATAAAACAACTCCTTTAGTAGGTCTTACAAAGGCAGGCTATGAGGTTGTTATTGTCGCAGGCGCAACAGGTCAAAGGCTATCTGTAAAACTTGCAAAAGCTGATAACGATGCAAATAGCGCTGGAACTTTGGGTATTGTTTGCGAAAATATAGCAGGCAATCAGGAGGGATTTATTTGCTCAGTTGGTCAGGTTACAAATATCAATACAACTGGAAGTTTGCAGGGCGAAACGTGGGCGGATGGTGACTCACTTTATCTTAGCGGTACTACCTTTGGCGCAATAACAAACGTAAAACCAACGGCACCGATTCACGAAGTTCGAATTGGATATGTCGAATATGCTCACGCTGTTAATGGTAAGATTTACGTTAAAATTGATAACGGATATGAACTTGATGAGTTGCATAATGTCAGTATCAATCCTTTAACACTTGCAAATAGAGATATCCTTGTTTACGAAAGTGCAACATCACTTTGGAAGAACACAAAACAGCCTGTAGAGATACAATTAGCTGCATCGGATGAAACAACAGCTTTAACAACTGGAACTGCAAAGGTAACTTTTAGAATGCCTCACGCTATGACATTAACTTCGGTTCGTGCTTCGCTTACAACGGCACAAGCAAGCGGTTCTATTTTTACAGTTGACATAAATCAAGGCGGTGTTTCTGTTTTGGGTACAAAGCTAACAATTGACAATACAGAAAAAACAAGCACAACGGCCGCAACAGCTGCAACGATAACAACATCTGCGCTAACTGACGATGCCGAAATTACAATTGATATTGACCAAATCGGGAATGGAACTGCAACAGGTCTTAAAATTACTTTAATCGGAACAAGATGATAATAAATCCTTACGTTTTTGGCGGATTTGACCCTGATGCGCAGGCGTTTATTACGGCTGCAGGCATAACAGATAATACACAAAAAAGTGCAATCAATACCTTAGTACTATCACTAAAGGCTAACAATATTTGGCAAAAATTCAAAGCGATTTATCCTTTCGTGGGAGGTACAGCTACTACTCATAAATTTAATTTAATAAATCCTGCTGATACTAATGCAGCATTTAGGTTGGTGTTTAATGGTGGTTGGACTCATAGCTCTAATGGAGCAACACCAAATGGGGTAAATGGTTATGCTGATACATTTTTAGTTCCTAATAGTATTTTAACTCAAAATAGTACTCACGTTTCATATTACAGCAGGATAAATAGCAACTTAACTGAAGTTGAAGTAGGTGCATCTAATGGCCCAAATGCAACTGATAATAAATTAGTTTTAGAAATTAGAACAAGTGGAGTTACTTATTATAATATAAATTCAACAAATATTTACTTGCAAGCTTTAGATACTAATTCAAGAGCATTTTATATTGGTAATAGAACAGCTTCAAATGTTGTAAATGGTTGGCGTAATAGTTCTAAAATTGTAACAGGTACAACAGCATCAACTACACCTTCAACTGCAAATGTTTATTTAGGTGCTTTTAATAGAGCAAGTTCAGTTGTTTTTTATTCAACAAAACAATGCGCATTTTCAAGCATAGGTGATGGCTTAACGGATACAGATGTAGGTAATTTATACACAGCCGTTCAGGCATTTCAAACAACACTCGGAAGACAAGTATGACATACGTAGGACTTTTAACAGAATCGCAAAAGAATGAGCTTGTCGGTCAGCTTTACGATGAGGACAGCTATTTTAACCCAATACAGGATGCAAATGACCAATGGATAATTTCAGTTGAGGAAATGGAATTTTGTGTTAATCCTGAATTTCAATGGGTAAAAACACTACCTTTGATAGAATATAAACCTAAACCCGAACCACCATTCCCATTATAGACTAATGAACACACTATTTTTACAAGAAGCTATCCCCGGCTTTATTAACTCACTCGCAAATTATGGGGTATTAGGCATTTTTGCCATACTGATGATCGCAATCATTTATTTTATGGGTAAGCAATTCTTTATTTGGCATAAGAAGAACGAAGCAAGAATACTGGAACTTGAAAAAAGATTGGAAACTTATCTTGTTGAAGACAGAACTACACTTATGGAAACTCTTGCTTCTAACAATCACGTAATCGAAAACAACACTTCGATGATGAAAAAGCTTCTGAATCTTGTCGAAAAACTTGAAAAAACTAACTAATATGTTCAACTTCTTAAAAGAAAGCACAGATGTCAGCTCAATGCGAGTAACATTATTTCTCGGAACGCTATGTGTATGCCTGCTCTGTATCGGTATTTTGGTTTATATAATCATTCACGCAGTAAAATGCACTACATTGGACTGGTCAGGGGTATCAATATTCTTGACATCAATAGCAGCATTTACAGGAACGCTTCTGTACGGAAAGGTGCAGCAGAAGAAAGTAGAAAACAATGAATAAAAAAAAGAGCATCTTAATCGGATGCTCTAATTTTTTAGAATGGAAGTTCCCCATCATCATCGCCAGCAGGAACTTCAGCTCGGAGTTGTGCAAATTGCTCTGTTGTTAAATCAAACTTATCTTGTATCTGTGACATCGTAAGCTCACCTTTTTTTACTTTTATTTTCATAGCCACCATTTGACCGTTGGTGGGTTCGGGTAAACTTGGCTTGTCTTCGTGCTGCTCAGTCTGTTTTTCTCCCTTATAATTCAATTTACGCACGTAGGAAGCAATGATATCGGTGTAATACTTTCCATCGTGTTCCCGATATTCAACTTTCCCTTCAACATAGCACAAATCTCCTTTGTCAGCTTTAAACTCTTTGAAGATAGTGCAGCGATGCCATTGTGTTTTTTCCTGCCATTCCCCATTCTTATCCTTATAAGACTCAGATGTTGCCACAGAAAGATTGGTCAGCTTGTCTCCGCTCTTTGTATCTTTAACATCAATTTGACCGATGCGCCCGATCAGCGTTAGTTTGTTTACCATTTTAATAATTTTTAGGTTCGTAATATTTATATTTATTTTTTCGCTTTGGCTTATACCCAATATTGTTTGTCAACAGCAACAGGCCGAAACCTGTGCCGAGACAAAAGATTGCTATTGCTAACACCATATTGAATCCTCCGAATCATTTTCATATGCTTCTTGAAGATGTTCGCAAAAATATCGGTCAAGTTCTTTCCAAGACTTCTCAAATATGATAGCTGCTTGGTCAATTGTGACACTTTTATCATAGTCTTCGATATAGATGTCGGTTAGTTCAAAATATCCTCCCAAATCGGGTTCTAACTGACAGCCATAAGAATCTCTGCTGCCCATTTCAGGTTCTACATAGTAACCTGAGATTTTAACATAAACTTCGTTTGTCGGAAAATTGTCGCACTCCATAAAGAGGCCTGTGGTGAAAATTGCGTTTGTCATAACTTGGTAGTTTTAATTATTAACGATGCACAAAGATAATAATATTTTATTACATTGTACGTATCACAGCACATTTTTTAAATTTATTTGCACACATCTGCCAATTAAACCCGAACTGAATCGAGTAGTGTTGCGCTTTCCTGCACCAGGATGCCTTGTCAATACCGTGCTGTAACTTACTGCCCAAGGTGTGCGACTCAAAACTTGCTTAACAAAAACTGAGGTGTTCAGAATCAGCAAATATTTTTCTTTCTGCTCTTCAATAACTCGCAATCCAAGCCTCTGAAGCCTTTCATCTGCTGCTGATTGCTTAATTTTTGCCTGGGGTTCATACTCCGAAGCATATTCGACCAACTCACCAACTGTAACAGTACCAATAAAATCTCCTTCAATCCTTGTTTCGTGCTGCAAAATCGTTTGCAGACATCTTTGTTCATCTGTCAAGTCCTCTTTGTCTTCCAATATTCCTTTCGCATCCAATATTGCAGCAGCTTCATTCAATGCCGTTTCAGGTTCAACAACATCATCGTTCCAGGTATGCCACCATCCACCAAGTAAAGCACCGAATTGGTCAGCAATAGCACGATCGCCTACCAGTTCCGATATAGCTTCCGTAAAAATATAAATGCTTCTGAGCATATTCGGTAACAGATTAACCATTCTTGCTGTAAAACGTAAGCCAAAATCACCTGTAATGGTTTCTTTCTTAATCTTGTTTAGCTCCTTGAACTTATCCTGGTTGCTGTGCTTCGCAAGTTCAAAGATTGTAAACCTTCTCTTGTCTGAATCATTGACCAATTGCGGATTGATTGACACCATCAAAAAGCAGCTACGAACAAAATAATCGGTAGCCTTGCCGTCTTTCCCACCTTTTGGAATGGCAGGTGACTTCTCCGAACTTCCTGCTCGTGCCAAGGCAATAACTTCCTGCATTCGCCTTGCTGCATTCTCATCATTACCTTCGCTTTCATCTATCGTGACTGGCATAGCATCAGAATTAAGTTTCTGTCTTATCGCTGCCTCTGTCGCTGCTGTTCCCTGAGCATTGATGCAAAAGTCTGACAGTACCGGGTGAACAATCTGCTCAAGCACATAAGTCTTTCCGTTCCCACGTGGGCCAGTAATCCAACAATGAGGCCGCCAAGATAGTGCGCCACAAACAGGAGCTATCGCTAACCATCCTGCCAATAACTTACCATCAGCTTCAGTATTCCAATTTAATCTTGAAAGTAATCTTGTCAGTTTAGCACATTCCAACTTATCCATCATATTTTCTATCGGTATGCGGATGTTCTTTCGCATCTCATAGGTAAACTCGGTATCAATGCTACCAAGGTTGTATCTAATCTTCTCGCTGAGTAACTGCATTCCGGTATGGAAGATAATTCTATCTGATTCCTTCCAGGCTCCACGACCTCTTATGCTTTGCAAATCAAAATAACCTACTGCATTACACATCGTAATCAGGTAGTCTGCAATATACTCGCTCTTATCAAAAGATTCGTTCTGCCAAAACTCAATCGGTGCGAGCTGAACAACGTGCTGTTTTGTAAACTTCGATGTGCTAAATGCCAAAATAGCATTGCTCAACTTTGAGTAAAAGTAAAAACGCTGAAATCTGCTTTCAGAATCCCATCCTAATGGCTTAAAATAACCACCTACAAAACCACGCTGGTCTACTGTTGGTGTGTTGCCCGGTGCAGGTTGTGCTTTTTGCTTTTTGGCTCTTTTTTTTGGTGGTTCTTCCTGATCGGATTCCCAATTGATTGATGGTAGTTTTTTCATTGCTTAGATTTTAATCCGTATTTTTCTTCTTGATATTCCATAAACTCATTGGCTCTGTGAATGCTTTCAGCTCTTGCAGCTTCCTTTCCGTGCATCCCGAATATCTTTCTGATGCTCATATCATCCCGATTCTCAAGTTTAAGGGTGTGCAAGGTAGGACTTACAGTTGGAACTTCCAAAAAAATTGTTTCAGATTCTGTATTTTTTAATTCTTCAATCAATTCATTCAATACAGATAGCTGCCTTTCCTTTTTTTCTCGGTATGCTTTCTTTGTAACTTCATCCTTCAGGAATCCATCCATATACTTTGCTTCCGAGATTAGTTCCTGGATAACTTTTTGTGCTTGCTCAATAGTGTTCATACTCTTTCAATTTTTGCGATGCCGCCTGCATCATTAACATTTTTTATAAATCGTTTCTGTTCATCACTTACTCTTCCAGTCTTTGTTTTTACTTCGACTGCTGTGAAGACTGCCACCTTGGTGCCGACCATTTGCGAAGTAATCTCTACCTCTGTCCATCCAATCAAATCGGAACTACCTTTGCACAATCCGAACTCAACAAATCTTGGGTAAAGCAAAACTCTGTCACCACTTATGCTGCCCATCTGCCCTTGATATGCTGTGCCGACATTGTTCCGAAATAGCACTCCTTTTGTTGCGTGAGCTGCTCTGATTCTGTCATAATGTGTTTGCTCTTTCATTTTCTAAATTTTTCCAGGTAACCTAAAGTTGCTTTCATATTGTGACCATTCGGGCCACCATTCCACATCCTTGCAAGTTCTTCGTAGCTTGGATATCTGCCATTCCTTTGCGCAAAGGTATGCGAGTGAACTCCCATAGCTGCCCAAAATACGTGTTCTGCCTTGCTGCTGTCAAACATATCCTTGTGAGTATATCCAAGCAAGTCTTTTAATCCTGAACCTTTCACGCAAATATCGTGCATCTGATACCTACCATAAGCTCTGCCACCATCACCAATAACGCTGTCGATGTTGTTGGTCTCAATTTGTCCAATTTTAGCCATAAACTGACTATCGCAAGTATCTCGGTAAATGATAACCGTTTCAGTTACAATCCTTGTTTCGGGTTTTTGACAGCCTAATCCAAGAGAAAAGGCTGCCAAGATAAATATTTTTTTCATTCTATTTGCTTTTTTTCGACAGGAATAAATCCAGTACCTGTACCTTCATTGCCCATCATTTTTAAGAAATCAATCTCTACCTTCGCAGAGTTTACAATCACATTTGCAAGATTCGCAATTGCTTCCGCTCTTGCTGTTTCTTTCTCCGTATCGGATTCTTCATCCATCAACTTCTCAATCTGCTCAAATAAGAGGTTTCTCAAATCCTCAATTTTGTTTCTTGCCATTTTTTTTGATAGTTCTTTTAAGTTTTTGTAATGCCCTCATCGTCTTTTTTAACTCTTCAGGATATCTGTGCATCGTGTTAAGCTTCATATTCTGTCCTCTGCTAATGAGCATTAGATTGTTAATGTCATACTTGTTCAATAATGGATTTTTTACTCTTACTACGCATCCTTTTGGTATCGGGCCATTGGCTTCTTCCCAAATAAGAATCTCTTTTCGAATCCAAACTTTATCGGCCACCTTAACAAGTAAGAACTTATCTTTGCCATCTATCCTGGTAGATCCGACTTCCCTTGTGTTGTGAGGCTTGTTTCCTTTCTTAAAACTTGTCGCATTCGGGCCCATATAACCTTTTTTCCCTTTGTTCCAGGTATCATTACCTTTTTTGTATCTCGTTGCAGCACCGGACTTTCTTAATCTGTCAGCTTCTAAACTCAGAAGATAGTCAATAAACTCCTGAGTCTTTTTAATTCCGTGAGCGTATGCCTGTCCATAAATTGATGAGGCTGACCTGTTCAATATATTGCACAATTCATCTGTGCGAGTATGAGGATACAACTCTCGTAATATCCTCATCTCATCTTCAGTCCATTTACGCTTCATCCTTAGCTCTTTTAAGATAATAAACAGCTTCCGCAATTATAACTGAAAGGCTGCCCAACTGTGCGTGTGCTTTATAATCATCAGCAATAGAAACTTTGTTTGCCGTTTCTTTCGACCGTTCCATTGCATTTTCAAGTTGTTTCAATGCCTGCTCAATGCAGAACTCAACTTCAGTAAGATTTTTCATAACTTGGTAGTTTTGATGTTAATAATTGATTACGGTTGTAAAGGTAGTAATAATATTTTATTACGTTGTACTTTTTAATAAGATTTTTTATAACTTTTTTTCATATTGACTTTTTTCCAACTATAAAATGTATTCCAGGCAATATTGATTGCTGCCTTAACATCTGTTTCGGAAAGGGATGCAGATTTGATATTGTAATTAAAAGCTAACAAATCACAATAGTTTAATTTATCACTTCTTTGTTGATGCCATACATAGTTTGGTAAATCCTTCAATACCTTAGCTTCAAAAATATGCTTAACCCAAAAATCTTGATATCCTTTCATTTCCTTATACTGCCAATGTTCTTCCAAGGTTTTACAATCTTTCAGTTCTTTTACCTTTGGGCCTTGATGGATATTCAAGAAATCATCCAATGACCTTTCATCTTTGACAGCAATGCCCTGGACAGTTTTTAACTCACGTTTTTTCTTCTCATTTATCAATCCGCACTTCGGACAGCACTCCTCAGACTTCTCATACACAAAGTAACAGCCTTCGCAAGTGTAATACTCCTCATTCTCTTCTTCCTGCTTTTTCTTCTTCCTCTTTTTCTTCATTCCTTCCAATGACCAATCTCTTTGCGTTAGTGGGTGCTGATGTCTGCCAATATTACCAACGTGATCCAGGATGATGCACTTGTCTTTGCCCTCACAAGGTCTCAATCCTCTTCCGACAATCTGTAAATACAATGCCATCGACATCGTTGGGCGGCATAAACCTACAACAGCAACAGCAGGAATATCTGTACCTTCGCTTATTAAATCACAGAATGTTACTACATTGATACTTCTATCCGCAAGACCTTTGAATATTCGCTCAACTTCTTCATCTTTCAGCTCACCGTGAACAGCTTCAGAGGTGTATCCTGCATCCCGGAACTTCTCCGCCAACTTTTTGGACTCTGCAATACTGACGCAACTGTAAATCGCAGGCTCTCCTGCTGCGAGTTTTGTGTATTCCTTTACAGCATCACCGACTAATCCCGATTGCTCAATCAACTTGTTTACTTCGCTTTTGTTAAATTCTCCGTGCTTGTCGAGCTTCACATTCTCTAATCCTTTAAGATTCTTGAACGTATAATAATCAGGCATCACTAGGTTACCCATTTTAACCAACTGAGCAGGCGTTGGCCCCAATATCATATCCTGGAAGATATCTCCAAGACCTTGTCCATCAGTTCGAATTGGTGTGGCTGTAACTCCAAGTGTATAAACTTCGGAATAATAATCCAATATTGCTTTCCACGTGCCTGCGTTTGAATGATGCGCTTCATCGACAATAATCAAATCAGGTACCGGAACATCAGCCAATCTGTTCTTCAAGGTCTGCACACTACAAATCTGTGCAGGTAAGTAGTATTGTTTCTGATATCCTCCTGCAATAATGCCGTGCCTAAGATTGTACTTTTTGCATCGCTCAGAGATTTGCCTAACAAGGTTCTTTTTATGCACCAGGAAGAACACAGTCTTACCCATTGACATCGCTCTTTCTGCTATGTATATAAAGGTCTCAGTCTTTCCTCCACCAGTTGCAAGTACATACAGCACTCTTTTATTCTTTTTGAGGCTGTTACGGATGCCATTCACACCATCTTCCTGGTATGGCCTAAGATTTACGCTCATCGAGATATTTTTTAAGGTTAGCATCCTCTTGTTTTCCAAGTTCTTCATTAATGCGCTCTAAATACATCAGCGTTTGTGGTTCAACTCTACTCCACTTATCCAAGGTCTGTTTGTGGATTCCTGTTCTACGGCACAACTCACGGATGCTGATGCCTGCACGTTCTGCTCGCTCTTTGATTTTTTGGTAAGTCTTCATTTTTTTTTAAGATTTTTGAAAAAATATTGTTTGATAGTGCAAATGTAATAATATTTTATTATCTTTGTGTAACAATTCGTTAAAATTTTAAAAATAACTACCAATGACAAATCAAGAGTATCACTCAAAAACAGATTTTTTAAGCAAAAGCTTACTCGATCAACTCCACAAATCTCCTGCTCACTTTCAGGCCTATATTAACGGTCAGAAAAAAGAAGCTACTTCAGCAATGAACTTCGGAAGCCTTGTGCATTCTGTACTATTCGACCAGGATAACTTCGCAATTATGCCAACTTGTGACAGAAGAACCAAGGAAGGTAAACTTCTTTATGAGGCATTCTTACAAGATGCTCAAGGTAAAGAACTATTGGTTACTGAAGAACAGCACGAACAAGCACTTCTTATCGCTCAGTCTATTGCCAAGCATCCAAAAGCAGCAGCACTTCTTTCTTCAGAAGGTATTGCAGAAGCCCCGGTATTCGGACAGCTCGAAGGTGTGAACTTCAAATGCAAACCTGATTTTTTTAATACCAAGTTTAATGTATTGGTAGACCTGAAGACCACAAACGATGCAAGTCCAACTGAGTTTTCAAAGTCTGTGTGGAATTATCGTTACCACGTGCAGGCGGCAATTTATATGGACTTGACCAATGCAAAAAGGTTCTTCTTCATTGCAGTAGAAAAAGAA